TCCTGTACGTCCTCCGTTTGCTAATAATTGTTTTGCTATTTGTGATCTAGTTATGGCCATTTTACTATTCTATTTTGTTTTTCCAAATAAATCAAGGCTTGGCATAATAACATTTACGTCTTGAGCCATGTCCTCATTCTTATAACCTTTAGCTTCCCAGTCTTTTCTTTCCTTGAAAAGCTCTCCAGTTTCCTTGTGTCTATACGTTGTTTCTACTTTTGCTGGTTTTAATACTTCCATTATATTGTTACCTCCTTCTTAATATTTAGATAGCTAATAGCCACATCAAACGAATCAGAAGTGCTTGATTGGACTGTAAAAGTATCTCCACCTTCAACCACTAAAGGTTGAGTTAATAATTCTGTTGTAACATTAGCAGTCAAAGCTGCTGATTTTATAGCTGTAATACTGTTGTTTGTAACAGTCACACTAGGTGTACCAGCAGATGTAACTAATATAGATTTGATAACATAAGTTTCACTAACTAAAGGATTGCCAGATCCTAAAGGACTCAATGCACTTCCTGTTGTGCTATTATCTATACCTGCAAATTTAAATTGATTAGCCATTAATTTATAAAAAGGTTAAATGCTTCTATTTCTTCTTTTAATTCTTCTTGAAACGTTGAGTTTAATTTTTCTACAATAGCATCAAGGTCTCTTACTTGCGCTTCTGCTACTTGTATGTTGTATTCTAATTCAGGTCTAGTAATTACTTGTACAATTTTTGCCATTATCTTCTTCCGTCTGGTTGCACATCTAATCTAAAAGTACCTAGTTTCCAGCTTTGACTTACTGCTGTATTTTCTATTTTCATAGCCACGGCTCTTGCTCTTGCACGTGTGTCTACTTTTGTAGTTGATGAAGTAACATCAAACGGACCTAACGGTGAACCTGATTGTGAACTATTTGGATAATTTTTTAATTGTAATGTAATTCTAGTTGCTCCTGTTTGACTTATAAAATCAGGTACAAATCTTCTTATCTTCATAAGAAATTCACCATCTCCTTTAAATGTTGCAACCCCTGTTTGTTGACCGGTAGATGATCTTGATTGTGTAATGTCATAATCTCCAGATGAAATATTTGCAGTGATTGCAGTTATTGTTCCATTTTTATTTTGATCAGTACCTATTTCGTGTTCATAATAAGTTGTTATACCTTCTGTATTTCCAACAACATCAAACGATGTATCTGTACCTGCATCATACTCTGTTGCATGCGGGTTTCCAAATATAGCTGAGTCTCTCCACATAGTTCTAGATAAAGTTCCGTTTGTCCATACAGGTCTTTGTGGTGATGAGTCAAAGTAATTATAAGAAACCATTCTGTTTACAACCGATGATGAAGACGTTGGATAAAACCATATTACTTCACCAAACAAATTATTTAATCCTGCAGAAATCATTTGATTTCCAGACTCTAAGTTTATGTCATCATAAACAAAATCTTCAACCAAACAAGGTAGTGATTCTAATCTACCAGCAAATCTAAAGAAACCGTTTTCTGACATCCAGTACGCAGCACCATCAACTTCAACACATGCGTTCTGTCCTACAAGTCCGCAGTTAGTTCCAACCTGTGCAAATGCAAAAGTAAAAGGTTGCCCAACAAAACGTTGTGTGAATAATGCTGTATCAGTCCAAACATAAATTGCATCTCTACCTCTAATCGCTCCCATGATCCGTGATCCGTCGGCCAGTCTTTGTGTACCAGCTGTATTGGTTGCTGTAGGTATGTAAGTGTTAATATCTTCTTGGTCCGAGAACCTTACAAACATATCATCTTGTGTTAATGGGTCACCTATTGTTGTTTCTGTGCCATAAAATACTAAGTGTCTATCAGGAGTAGATACAACCATGTGACGTGATGCTGTTGGTGCTCCAGATATAACAGTTGCTCTTGTTGTCGTTGCGTTTGATAATGAAGAGTCCCATTCGAAACACGCACTGTTGTGTATTAAACAAATAGCTTTATCTCCAAAATTATCTATAGACCACATACCAGGTTCAATAACTAAATCTCCTGATGCTGCTTCGCCCCACGCAACATAGTCAGTTGAGTTTGTAACTGTTGCACCATCACTATGAGAAGCTGCTGTTGTTCCTGCTACACCTCTTGTACATCCTGTTAAAGTATTAGTGCTAATACCTGTGTATGAAATTTCTTCAGAATCTATTATAATAAAATTAGTTCCTGAGTCCGGTAATTGTGAAGCGTCAGCTACTGTAATACTGGTGACCGAAGCATCGATCGCACCATTTAAAGTTGTTGTTACTGCTCCTGCATCTTCTCCACCCCAAGACCCTAACCCATAACCAAAACCTTTTGCCTGTACTGCTGGTCCAATGTGATAGTAATGTTGAACTCTAATACCACCAGATGTTGTTGCACCGCTACCTGTTTCATTGGAAGGCATTGTAATAGTTAAAGTTGTAGTTGATGGCACACTTGTTACCATAAATTTTTTATCATCAAAGTCAGATGCACTAAAGTTTGAATTAGTTATAGCTGTAAAATTATCTAAAAGAATAATGTCATTCTCTTGAATATTGTGTGCTGAAGGGTAAGTTATGGTAACAATGGGTGATCCATTAGTTGTGCTAAAAGCATTTGTAAGTGTAGTTGTTGATTTGATAGGATGTATATCATAAAATACACCGCCTGAATAAGCGTATAAAATAGAGTTAGTGCCTATAATAGCATACTTTCTACCTAGACTATTTACAAAATGGTGAAGACCTCTTGAGGCTCCTGTTAAACTATCTGTACCTAACTGCTTCCAGCCACCTATTTTTTCAGGTGTTCCGTATCTAAATCTAACATTATCGCAGTCTACCCACTGACCTTCAGCTGTAGTTTCTGAAATTTGTTTATTTATACCTGGTTGGAAACCTATCTTTTGTAGCATATTAAATCCTTATATATCTAATTTATCTTATATATTAAATAAATAAAGAAGGAAAGAGCCAATATACAGTCTTTAATCTTCTATATTAATATTGTAGGATAAAACAATCTTTTTTTCAACACTTTCATTGACACTAGATTCATGTTTTAAATATGCTGGAAATGTAAGAATACTACCCTCTTCAACTTCTATATCAATTAACTCATTTTTTAAATTATATATTTTTGTAGTTAAATTTTTATTAGGTAGTTTTAAAAAAACTACATTGGCAAAATGTGCATTTTCATGCCTATGATGAGAATGATATTGATTTTTTCCATAAACTTGAAACCAAATATTTGTTAAGGATAAATTATTACAGTGGAATTTTTTACAAATTTCTTTAGCGTAATCTGTAAAAATATTATCTAAAAAATACTCAACATACTCACGTTTCATATTTGGGGTAATATCCCAATCTGTATGCTCAACATTAATTCCTTTTTGTTTTATGTGTGTTTGAGGTATTTTAGAAATTAAATCTAAAAGAATACTTTTATGATTTTGAAAATTATTTATTTTAAAAATGTTTAAATCTTGAATCAAACTTTGTATACCACCTTATCTAAAAAATTATTTATTATCTTTATTGTCAGTATTTAATTCTCCTTTTACCTGAGAATAATCATCTGACATTAACTCTTTTACTTCTTCAGGTAAATTATCATTAAACTCCATAACTATTTTTACTAAAGTATTGCCGAAATGTTTTAAAGATTCTGCTGTAAAATAAATTTGTTTTTTTTCTTTTATTATATTAACCTCTTCATCTTCAAAATGAAGAATACAAGATCCATCTTTTTTCTGTCTAAAATACATTTTTAATTACGCAGTTCCTTTAGTTCCCCAATATTGTCTTTGGTCCATATAGTATTGTTTGTTATTACCTTTCGCATCTACATAATGTAAAAATGTTTGAAATTGGTAATCTCCTTTAAATGGTTCTCTCCAATGTTCTAAATCACACCCTAAATAAATAACAGCATCTCCTTTTTTTAAATTTAATGGAGTGCCTTCAATAAAGATTGGCCATTCTGTATTGTCTCCGCCGATATTTACTGTAACGCTTATTTCACAAGACTCTCTATCTGTATGTTTTTTTAAATCAGCATATCGTGTATAACATCTCCAAAAAGAATACGTAGGTAATAATTTTTTACCTGTTTCTTTTTCTATTAATTTTATTTTTTTCAACATTAAAGAATCAGTAAGCGGGTCTCCATAGTACCTAGTATCTGCAACATTACTCATTTCAAAATCAAAATTAGTAGAATTTGTTCTATGTTTCATTTCACAATAAATAAATAACAATTGTATTTCATCTTTTGATAAAAAATTTTTAATTACTTTATATTTAAAATTTTTTCCTATAACGCCCATGCTACAACCGAATATCTTTCTCCTTTTGTCACTGGAAGCACCGAATGTGGATATAAAAAATTACTTGGCCAAATTATCATTCTATTTTCTCGTTTATCAATTTTAGTTTTTTTTTCTGAATGAGGGTATTTAAAAATTAAATCACCTCCTTCATAATCATCATTGATTAAAAAGATACAACTAAATGCTCTTGGTATGCTTTTACAATAATCTGTATGAAAAACATAATGACCCCCTAAACCATATTTTAAAACCTGTATATTGTTAACTTGAAATAATTCATCACAACCAATTTTTTTCATATATTCTTTTATAAAAATGTTAAAAGTATTAAACATAAAATTAGCCCAATGAACTTGAGTTAAACTATTTACACCTACAGGAGTTAAATTCCACATAGAAGTTTTTCTAACTTTTTTATCTATTTTATGACTATTATCATCTACAACTAAAGCGTCTTGATATTTTATATATTCTTTACATATTTTTTTAAAATTAAAAAATATTTCTTTTGGCAAAACATTATCAAAACAAATTATATAGTTATGTAAATCTCCTTTTATTTCCATGATTTTTTTGACCAAAATTTAATTTTGTAATTATGAAGTATTTGCGTAAAAGAAAAAAAATCCATTTCTTTTCTTTTTTCATCAGTTATTTTAGTTATTTGCATTTTCCATTGTTCTCTTTTAAAAGGAAAAATTTGAACATAAGGAGTACCTTTTTTAATTAATGTTTTAAGGGATGGATACTTATCTCCATTCAAAAGAATTGGAAAATTTATTTCTGTAGGAAATGAATCTGTATCTACTATTCCAGGTATAATAGAAAACCTATCATCAGTATTATTCATAGGAGGTAAAAATAAACAAGAGTACCCAGGAGGTGTTTTTATAGTCCAAGGGTTAAGTATTTTGTGAAAACTAAGTCCTTTATTTTTTTCTAATAAAGGAGAACCTTTTAGCTGATCCGGTTCATGTAATTGTTTTACCGTATCATAATTTAAATTTATCTTATCAGAAAAATTATTAACTCTTTTTTGTCCCGAGCAAGACCCTGTATCTAAATTTCCTTTTTCATTTTTAACATTATGTTCTAAATAATAATCAATAGGCATTTTTAAAAGGTACCCAGAAGTTAACGTATCTAAAAAAGGCATACAACCTTTTACTGTTTTGTTGTGAATAGTATGTTCTAGTTCTTTATACCACTTTGGTATATTTAATTTAATTGGAACAGGTAAGTATTCTGTATTATGTTTAATAAATTTTTCATTCGCAGAAAACTCTATAGTTTTTTCAAACATAAAGACTGTTTATATTTATTTAAGGGATCTGTAAAGTATGAAAGTAAGTTATTTCATTATCTTCACAATACTGTTCCCAAGTTGAATCTAATGGAAAAGTAATTGTGGATAAATTTAAATTATCTAGGTAATTTTTATATTCATTTATATCAGAATATAAAATTTTTTCTGTATTTCCAGCGTTAATAAATAGATTGATTTTATTTAATACAGTATCAATATAGTTTTTTAAAGCTTCTTCGTCTAGAAAAAAAGGCCCTTCTAAATTAGTAATAGTTGCGGTATCTCCTGAAACAGTAATTTTAGCAAGATTTTTTTTTACTTTTAAAAAATCTTCATCACTTATTTCTATAGCGTTATATATATCGTAAGACACATTTAAATCATCTTTTTCTAAAAGATTAGAAGCTATATTATAGACATTATCATCTGTAACTATTGCATACGCCATTATTATTGTCCTCCGTCGTCAAAAAAAGTTAATACACCAGAACCACCGGTACTACCACTTCCTGGGCCATTTCCTTGACCACCGGAACCACCTGCTCCGATAGCTATTCCATGTAAATAAAAATTAGGAACAGAAAAGTCTGGACTAGGAGATGCACTACCTGAATTACCTGAAGATCCACTATTATTACCATTACCTGTGCCGGAACCACCGTTTCCGCCATTGATTGAAATTAAAGAACCTACATTAGTAGCTCCTCCTGCACCACCTGCACCACCATTGATTGTACCTGATACGTTACCAGCACTACCACCTCCACCTATAGAGTAAGCATAAGTCGTACTTGCATCAAGAGAGCCCTTAAAAAAACCATAAGTTCCAGAGCCACCAGCACCTCCATTAAGTCCACCTGGTCCTCTATTTAAAGAAGCACCTCCGCCACCTCCACCACCAGAAGAAGCGTATGCGTAAAATTTAGTAGCATTTGCGGGACTTGTATAATTTCCAGAAGAAGGACCGTTTTTTATTACTCTTGGCACATAGCTTCCATCACCACCTGCTCCTGAAGCAGCTGTTACAACTCTTCCAGAACTATCGATTGTAATATTTGCTGTTGTAAACTCACCTTTTGCGGATTTAATTATTTTTGGCATTTATTCTCCTAGTCTACCATCTCTACATAAGAAACATGAAAAGATATATCATTGGCAGCGCCAGCTGTTACAGCTATTAAATCTGTTTCATCTAAGTAGATAGGTCTTGAAATTAAATCTAATGTTGAATCTGCAGGCACTGAAATTGTGCTTGCGATTTTATAATAAGTCGAACCATTGT